AGATTACTATTATCTCTTACGTTATACAAGAAATAGGTTAGAACAGTTAGAACGGTTAGAACTTCTAATTAGAATCAAGGGTTTAGGGTGTTCTAATCTGCACCCAAAAGTTCCTATCTAATAGGAACACCAAAAAAACACCACCATATAGAAAAAAACAGGGGTCACGATGTCAGAGTTAGCGATTGAGAAGCAGGCGGTTGATTACGCAAAAGATCGGATGATCGAGTGGGCGGATTGGATGAGGGCGCTGGAAGGTGTGGGTATCGGGTTTTCCTCTCGGGCAGCCTTTCTCGCCGATGCGCCAGAGGACGGCCTGGATCGCATTGGATTGGATGCGGCGGGTATGACGCGCGCTGAGGAGGTTGAGGCGGTGATGTGCAAGATGCGCAAAGTGCGTCCTACGCTGTACAAAGCCTCCTCGCTGTACTATTTGGCCGAAGTGCCTCAAGTGGCGGCTGCCAAGCGGTTGCGCTGCTCTGAGCGGGTGTTTCGGGATCAACTGAGGATGTCGGAGATGTTCGTGGCCGGTGGTCTGGATTGGTAAGCCTTGCACCGGCACCGGTATTGGGGTATATTTCAGGCAACTTAGGCATACAGCGCCTAAACATCACAAGCCCTTAACGGTTTTCCGTTCGGGGCTTTTTTTATGGGCGAATAAAAAATATGTTGAACTGGGTTGAGTCGGCTCTGCTGGCGATTGATATTTTGACAGTCCTGCTGATTTCTGGCGGAGCTGGCCTGATTGGAGCGATCTGGTATTCGATTGCGAAAAAGCCAGAGTGATGTTTTTTCAAATTCTCCTGATTTTATTTTTCACCAACAGAGGGCTTCTGTGATGCTATCGTTTATTTCCATTGACCCCACCCAAGCATCAACATGGCGTGGCTTGATTATGCTGCTGACCAGTATGGGTGTGGCCATTGCGCCAGAACTGATCCCCTATATTATTTCCGTAGGTACCGGCCTAGCCGGTATCGCTGGTTTCTTTTTCAAAGACAAGACGGCGGCATCGGTTTAATGGAAAACGGATCAGCAGGCCACTCAGACATTGCGCCTAAATCCGAGCATTGGGTGCAATGGGGCTGGAGACCATTCAACGGATTTATGTTTGGCCTCACACTTTTTTGCTGCTACGTTTTACTGCCTTTGTTTGGGAAGCCGCCGGTACATATTCCAGAGGTGGTGATGATGTCTTGGGCAGGAATATTGGGCGTTAGCGCGTGGCATCGTGGCGCTCAGAAGCGCGGTGACGCAGGCAATGCTTGAAAGCGTATCGGGAATGCAGGAGCAGTACACCTTGCTGCGCCAAGAGATTCGCTCGGTTGAAGATGAGCGCAACTTAACCCTGATACAGATGGGGGAGTTGATTCGCAAGGCTGCCAGCAAGGCACCCAGCTCTGGGATGGGTGAGGCGTTTCAATCGGACGCAATGCTGGATCTTCGCCAGCGAGCGGACGGCTGCCAGATGCGGATGGTTCAGCTCATCGAGCAGATCAATGAGCTAGTGGATGGGCTTGGCAAACCGAGGCTGGAGCTGCCTCGGGGTAAAAGGTACTCCGAGGCCATCCCGTGTCATACGGTGGTAAATCCCCGCGCTTTTCCCACAAAGGTCTGGCTCTATAGGGGGTTCCGGTTCCGGTTTTTTGTTATTGATTTAGGTTTTTTTGATGTCTGAAACTTTGAAAATTGAATACATTGGCATCGCCGACTTGATTCCGTATGCAAACAACACTCGAACGCATACGGATGAGCAGGTTGAGAAGGTTGCAGCTTCAATTCAGGAGTTTGGATTTACAAACCCGATCTTAATCGACGAAAAATTGGGCGTGGTGGCTGGCCATTGCCGGTTGGCCGCCGCCAAAAAATCAGGCTTGGAGCAGGTTCCTGTTATCCGGTTATCTCATTTGACCGAGCAGCAGCGCCGTGCCTACGTTATCGCCGACAACCGTCTGGCTGAAGAGGCTGGGTGGGACGAGGAAATGCTGGCAAAAGAGCTGGCGTTTCTCGCCAATGAGAACTTCAGTGCGGAACTGACGGGCTTCGATGAGAGCGAGTTGTCCGCTATTTTGGCGGCCACAGAGGAGCTTACCGGCGGCTATACCGACGAGGACGATGTTCCGGAGGCCGAGGAAGAGGTGGTTTCCCGCACTGGCGATGTTTGGATTCTTGGCGACCACAGAGTTATGTGTGGAGACTCCACCTCTGTCGAGGATGTGGCGCAACTGTGCGATGGCAGTGTGGCGCAACTGATTCACGCCGACCCACCTTACGGCATGGGAAAACAGAAAGACGGCGTGGCCAACGACAATCTTTACCGAGACAAGTTGGACGAGTTTCAGATGGCATGGTGGCGCGCTTTTCGGCCACACACCACCGCCAATGGCAGCGCGTATATTTGGGGTAACAGCCCCGATCTTTGGCGGCTCTGGTATCGCGGCGGACTCTCTGATTTTGAAAAAATGAGAGTTAGAAATGAGATTGTTTGGGATAAGAAAACAATTGCGGGAATGAAGTCTCCTCTTATGACGCAATACCCAGAGGCCAGCGAGCGTTGCTTATTTATTCAGATAGGAAATCAGGGGATCGGCAATGTTAATTCAGACCAATACTGGGATGGCTGGGATGAGATTCGCCTTTATCTGAAGTCCGCAGCCGATAGCGCTGGATTAACTGCTGCAAAATGCAAGGAGATTACAGGCGTATCGATGTTCTCCCACTGGGTTACAAAATCGCAGTGGCAACTGCCATCAAAAAAACATTACGTCGCCCTGCAATCCTCTTTTCCTGACGATTTTAAAAAATCTTACTCTGAGATTCGAGAGACCTATGACCGGATAAAGGGTGGGTTTCGCGGTCACGTTAACGGTATCCTCGGCGGCGTCCGATCTTATTTCGATAATGCACACGAGGTTATGCGGGACGTGTGGGAGTTTCCAAGAGTTCTTGGTGATGAGCGTCACGGCCACGCTACGCCGAAGCCGGTGTCGATGATGGAGCGAGTTATGAAATCCAGTCTGCCGGAGGGTGGGATTTGTCTTGAGCCGTTCGCAGGTTCCGGATCAACCCTTATGGGGGCAGAGAAAACAAAACGTCGATGCTTTACGATGGAGCTTCAGGGAAAATACGTCGATGTGGTTGTGCGTCGATGGGAGCGATTTACCGGAAAATCAGCGATTTTAGCTGGGGGGGGGGCAATCGTTCGAAGAAGTTGCCCTGACCCGAGGTGTTGAGTGTGGCGGCTGACGGACTCATTGACTCCGATGCTGCCGCTCGATTTATCGGAGAAACCCCCAAGAACTTGGAGCGCCTCGTTAGACTGGGCGTGATTCCAAGAAAATCAGGACGATTTAATCCAATCCAACTGGTGCATGGTTACATAAATCACATAAAAAGCGAATCCTCTAGAAAAAACAACAGACCTTTACAGACTGAGATCGCCGCTCACTTAGACATGTCTGAGCGCAATGCGCGAGATGTCCTGAAGCGCCTGGAGATTGATCATAAAGAATCGCCGTTGGATGAGATTCGAATTAAGTATATTCGCTATTTGCGAGAGTTGGCAGCTGGACGCGGCGGCGATAAGCAGGCCGATTTGACAGAATCAAAAATACGGCAAGCTGAGGCTGACGCCAGACTGAAAGAGCTGGCGTATTTTGAAAAAATAGAAATGCTTGTGGACGCTGAATGGGTGTCGGAGCAGATTGCGAATCACGCAACCGTGACGCGCACCGAGGTTGAGAATTCCATAGAGCAAATTGTGGCAGCAATAGAGAGCGAGCATGGTGTTACCGTCGAGCGTACAAAAATTGAGAAGGCGTTATCCGCTGCCTCCAGAGCTGTCTGCACTTACCCGACGTTTGTGGCTGCCGAAGTGGCAGATGGCACTGAAGCGGGGTTGGATCAAGCCTGATCTGATCCCAACGCTTGACTGGCTTCCTAAATACTTCCGATTGCCGCCGGAGGGTTCGGATATTCCCGGCCCCTACAATCCAGATTATGTCCCGTACCTATGGGGCATCTTCAACGCGCTGGATAACCCCGATATTAAAATAGTGGTGATGCAAAAAGCGGCGCAAGTTGGCTGGACTTTCGGCCTAATCGGGTATTTGTCTCGATTAATCCATCTCGCCCCAACAGCGATGTTGATTATTTTCCCGAAAGAGGGCACGGGAAAAGAGTTTAATGACGAAAAATTTGTCCCTTCGGTTCGCGCTACACCAGTTTTATCCAACTTGATCGACGTTTCCGGCTCCCGTAAAACTGGCCAGCGCGCTGGATTTAAAACGTTTGTTGGGGGGTTTCTTAAGCTGGTTGGGTCGAATTCAGTCAGTAACGTGAAATCGACCCCTGCTCCCCTAGTGATCGTTGAAGAGCCGGATGACACCAATGACAGTGTTGGTGATCAGGGTGATGCAATTCGACTGGCAAGAGAGCGCCTTAAGCGATTCCGCAACGGTAAACTTATTTTGGGGGGCACGCCGTCCGTCAAGGGAATTTCTCGGGTTGAGGAGTTTATTAATCTATCCGACAAGCGGGTGCTGCCGATTGAGTGCCATGAGTGTGGAAATCTGCACTCACTCGACTGGAATCACGTTTCTTGGCTGGAGCGAGACTGCGGTGCAGAGCACCCCGTTTACGGCATGGCCGATCCCGATAGCGCGATTTATTCCTGCCCCGATTGCGGATCTGTTTGGGACGATTATCGCCGCAAGGAAAACGTGAAAAACACCGTTTTAAAGGCTCAGGAGGCCGGTGATCCCTACTGCGGATGGGAGGCTACAGCAGAGACCTCCGGCGATGTCGTGGGATTCACTGAACTGAATGAATTGTATGTGTGTATGCCAGGCACCTCCTTGGCGGATGTTGTGCGGGACTATCTTGAGGCTGAGCACGAGGCCGCAAACGGCGACGAGTCTGGCCGCATTGTGTTCACCAACTCCAAGTTGGCGCGCCCTTACGAATACAAGACCGACTCCGCTGACGACGAGTCGTTGCGTGCGGTTGCGTTGGATTACCCAGAACTGGTTATCCAAGGCGGCGGGCTTCTGATCACAGCGGGTGTTGATGTTCAGCACAACCGGCTGGCGATCATCATTCGAGCGTGGGGCCGTAACGAAGAGAGCTGGCTGCTGTACTGGGGTGAGATTTTTGCCGAATCAACTTGTCTTGATAAAAACGATGCAGTGTGGTCAGCCCTTGATAAAGCGCTGTTCTCCACAATCAATCACGAAAATGGTCGCCAGATGACCGTCTCTGCAATTTCAATTGACGGCTCGGACGGCAACAGTAATGACGCGGTTTACGATTGGGTGAGATCCCGAAGCCGCAAGCATCGCCATGTTCAGATTATGGCCGTGAAAGGCTCCAGCTCCCAGCAAGACCCTGAGATTTTCAGCACGCCTCGCTCAAAGAGCGTTGATCACCGCCGCCCTGACAAACAAACCAAGGCGGATCGGCACGGTTTAAAGGTTTACATTGTAGGAACAAACAAGGGCAAGGATTGGTTGGCTGGCCAGCAAAAACTGGAGGCCACCGGTCGAGGGCGCTGGCATTTTTACACCGGCGTCCGAGCAGACTATTTTAAGCAAATTACTGCCGAGGTGAAGGCTCCCCACAAAAGCAGTCGATTCCGCCGAGTCTGGCAACAAAAAAGCGGCAGGCGAAACGAGGCGACTGATTGCGAGGACTATGCGCTGCATGCCGCCAGAGCACTGCGTGTTCATCTGCTCCGACCGCACCAGTGGGATGAGCTAGAGCAACAATTGGTGCAAGCGGATCTGTTTCAAAATGAGGTGGCTTCGACTCCAGCGTTAGCATCCCGAACAAAGAAAAAACGCAAATCACTGGCTGAATTGGCCGCGCAGATGAACGGATAAAATTATGAGCGACGCGATATTACTTGAAGAGGCTAAACAGGCACTTCATAAGCTGATCACCGGCACGCAAGTTGTTGATGTTGAGGTTGATGGTCATCGGGTGCGTTACACCCAGTCAAGCCGCACTTCATTGACAGCCTATGTTCGAGATCTTGAGGCAAAACTGGATGCGTCCGGCACAGTCCCCAAGCTACGCCGCCGACCCATTCGTTTTAGGGGGTAGGCATGAGTGCAATTGTTGGATTGGATGGCAACCCGATTGTATCGGATTTGGCTCAGAATGGCGTTATGGCGCAGGGCGGGTATCGCGGCGGTCGGCATACAAGGGAGCTGGCGGGATGGCACCCGCCAATGCGCTCCGCCGATGCCGATCTACTGCCAGACCACAACACAATTAATGCGCGTTCTCACGACACGGTTCGTAATTTTGCGCTTATTTCCGGCGGTGTTCAGACGCAACTGGACAATATTATTGGCTCCGGCCTCAAATTATCTGCCAAACCGGACTGGCGCGCCCTTGGTTTAACGGCTGAGTGGGCGGCTG